GTTCTCATCACTTAGAATTCCAACACGATTCTTATGAAAAAGAATGTCATTTATTTTACCGCCTGTAAAAGTTGGAAAGGGATTTGAAGTATCATCTCCTGCTTTCCGGCTAGACCATCCAAATCTAGCTGGCGCACCATTAGCCACTGGAAGTTCTTTTACTGGTTCATATAGAAAATATTTATTGGGAGTACTTTGAGTATCATACAGTCTTATTAATCTGTGAGGCATTGTAGTAACATCAAAACCTGTTTTTATATTTGGAGCTAAGGTCTCTTTCCAGACACCTACACCATCATCACTTTCTTCATACTTTACATAGAAGTCATCTTGGCTTCCTCCAGCATTTCCTACTACTTTTACTATAAAACCTACAGGAACATTTTTTCCCGGAAGATCTTTAAATGATAGGACTTCAGATCTTATTCCTACTAAAGCTAGTCCAGCTTTTGAGTCTTGGACTTCTATTGAAAAATCTGATTTACATTTAATTTTAATGACACTTCCAGAAGCATCTCTACTAAGAGAAAAATTATTATCTAATTGATCTAGACCATCTATATATTCTGAGTTTCCAGTTTCTCCGTCTTCATTTCTACCACCCAAAATTAGCCAACCTCCGAAACCTTCTATAGGCTCTGTAGAAGTAAAATGATCCCATCCATGTGTAGCAGCAGTTCCCGGAGTTCCTTCTAATAAATACTTAGAAATAAGAGAAGTAGATATATGTTGTTGATTTACTGCAACTGTAGAAGCAGGAGTCTGAAAACCCACCTTTTTAGTAACTCCAGCCCTTACTATTGTGACTACATACTTACTAGAGTAATCTCCTGCCTTTACATATATTAAACCTTCGTGTGTGTAATCTCCTGCAATTTGTGCTGATCCTAGTGAAGAGGTGGCAGATGTAGTTCCTTCTCCTGATACTGTTCCTGCTTCTAATACAGTTTTAGTCTTATTAATAAGAAACGTAGTATCTGCTACAGTAGTAGCTACTATATTATCATTAACTCCTCCTGCGTTTGTTAATGTATCAAGGTATACTAAGTCAGCGGTTTCAACAGCATGTAACGCTGCTGAGGCGTTTGCCACAGGTTCAGTTTTTACAGGTACAGAAACTCCTTCCTGATCGTATATAGTTATAGTCTTTGCTCTTACACTACTATCTGTTCCACTTGCTCTCGTAAGAACCATTGTATACTCTTCGTTTCTATCTCTCCGAATCGTATGAACAAATGTATCGTCTACTAAGGTTGATGTAATCTTCTGATTATGTTCAGTTCCCGGACGTTTCTCTAAACCTCTCGCAACTGTGCTAAAGCCATTTATCTGTCTTTCACTTTGCGAGGACAATCTAATCTCAGGAGGTTGCTGAGAAATCCCATTTATTAAGTTGGGAATAGAAGAAGAGACTAAAGGCATATTAGGAATATAAGATTCTTTGAGATTTTAAGAAGGAAGTAGATGCAGTAACACTGCGATCTAATGCACGAAAAGTATCATAGTTGTCAAAGACATTATAGTCTGCTTGTTGAGATTCGGATTCTCGTAACGCATACAGAGCTATCTGTTCGTCTTTAAATTGTAATTGTGTCATTTCACCTGAACCCAAAATATTTTCTTGAAATTTTCTTCCTGCTCTAAGAGTAATATATCGTCTTGCTATTTCAGGAAGCTCTTCAAACTCAAGAAGAACGATCATGTCTACTTCAACTGAACTGGTAAACTCAAAAGTGTTTTTAGTACGGTCATAAAGCTTCTGATTCCTCATAACAATATCAGAATCATAGTCTCTTTTTAAAGATGTTGTGTCTATATAAAGGCAATTGGAAGGTACAGTAATGTGGCTATCTTGGTTTATGCTTAGTGTGTACCTTAAATCAGTATTAAATGCCCATCCTGCGGATTGAACTTCTCTGGAAATGGTATCAAGGGTAACAGCAGCTATCTCAGCTTCTTGAAGTCCAGAGTTCATTGTGTTTACTGGAGCTTCTCCAACACCAAAAAGCATTGAATTAATAGCATCTAATTTAGATGTTAGTGATATAGCCATGTTTATTATTTGGAGGATTGTAAAAGGATGTAGAGGAGCTATGGAGAACTCTTATAACTCCTCTACGACTAATGGGATATGGCAAGAGGAATAACCATACCCCACACAAAATTACTACGAGTTGTGCGATGCTGACAACGCTACTGCCATTGCTGGACGTAGTACGTTGTGACCCATTGCATATTTCGCAACTAATAGAGTACCTTGACGTTGGATCTGATACTCAGACTCAACAGAAAGATCCATTAGTTTAACTGTTGCTACGGCATCTTTCGCCATGATTATAGCACGAACCTTGTTTGCTTCCGCTTGAAGGTTCACAGAAGCTGTTCCATCAAGACCACCAACTGCACCAGTATTACTACCATCATTAACCACACCACTGTAAGTAGCTGGAAGGTTATAATGGGCTGCTCTGTTAGATTCACCTGAACCTAAAGGAGCTACTCCTGTAGTAAGTCCTGGATTTGCTGTAGTGAACAGACTTCCTGTCCATGCAGCTCCAGTATCAGAACCCAAGTGTGGAGTTCTAACAAGTGGAATACCTGCAATTGTAGGCATATCCAGATCTTTCACTGATCCACTTCCTCCAACATCTCTATTAAACATAAAGAGTTGTGCAGCGGTTTCAGAGTTAGTTCCGGCTTTGAACATGTGGTAGTACAAGTCAGAATTTATGACACATACTAAACCGTCCAAAGGCGCACCAGCGGCCTCCAAGATACGTTTGGCTTCAATTACACCTTCCATAAAGTTTACTGCTTTTTTGGAATTGGCGTAGTTAGTAGCAGAATACTCAACATTTGCTGTAAAGTCTTCTTCATCCCAACCAACATAATCCTGAACCATTTTACTAGCTCGTTGCTTGTTAGTTGTCAAAGCAGCTTTAATTGCCATGCGGAGGATGTTCTGATCTGCAACTTTTGCAAGACCATAACTAGCTTCATCAGTATAGACTGAACGGATGTCATAGTGAGACATTGCTTCATCAATATTCGGAATGAATTGATGTGCTACTAAGAGATCGTCAATTGTTACTAATCGTTCTGTGTGCTTTGATGCCACATCTGGGATAATTTCATTTCCCGGAGTATGGTACGCAGCAGCACGGTTCTTACCTGTCATAATAAATTGTGCAGACTTACCGTTCTTAATTGAACGAACCCTGCAATGATCCATCATGATGTTTTTGGTCTGAAAAGCCGTCATTACTTCACCAGCATAAAGCTTTAGAAATAACGATCTTGAGCTTCCAGTGGCATTAGTTTGACCACTACGTTGACCAACATAATTTGTTGCTGACATTAGTTTCCTTTAATTGTCATTGTGTAGTTACTTGCTATTTTACTAGCATGTGTTGATACGAACCCTCGTATTACTACATAGACAATTAAGGTTATCCTCCTCAGAGGGCAATAATTGTTCTTCATGTGTATTCTTTGGGTTACATAAGGTTAGAAGTTGCTATCTTATTGGCTACTTCTTCCCTAAAAACAGGATCATGCTGATACTTAGGATCTTGCATTGCTTTCGACATTTGCGCTAATGACGTAAACGATCCTGAACTAGATGTACCAGTAGTTCCCTGTATAAGATTTGGCGTACTTCCGTTTGCCAATTTGAACTGAGCGTTTAGAGACTTAATAGCAAATAAGCTATCTTGTTTATTTTCACTCTCTAACGCTCTGTTAAATGAATCTATTTCATTTTGAGGTAAGCTATCTCCAGCCCACTGTACTAAATCTTGGTAGTTTTTTTCACCACCAACAGAATCATACGCAGTCTCAGTAAGCTTATCACTAATAGCTTCTTGACCTTGTATCCATGAGTCAACCATCTCAGTAGACATACCCTTACCTTGAAGTTCTGTATATGACTCAGGAGATAGCCCTCCTTTCTCTGAATACTCGTTAGCATATTTGTTATAGTCTAAGCCTACGTTTGCTAAGGCTTTCTGAGCTTCATCGTACTGTGCTTGCTGTTCTGGAGAAGGAGTCTGCGGAGGTGGTGTAACCTCATCGTTGCTCGTCACAGACTCACTAGAAGACAGCTTCTTTTCTAATTCTTTATATGCCTGAGCCATGTCTTCAGGACTCTTAAACTTTTCAGGCAACCAGTTAGGGTTTCCATCTTCTCTGGCTACTGAGTTTGCTTCTTCTGCAAGCTGAACCATAGATTCTTCGTGTTCTGCTCTACCTTCAGGTACTACTTCTTCTTCATGTGTACTAATTTGAGTTAAGTCTGACATATATATTTCCTCTATTGTTTGTTAATTACTCATTTCTGGAGGTGGTCCTTGTTGACCTCCTGATTCGTTTAAGCCTCGCATCATTTCTGGAGTAGCTTTCTCTGCTATATTAGCCATCATCTGTTGCTGTTGCATTGCTTGTTGCTGTTCCATCATTGCTTGCTGTTCAAGTTGTTTCTGCTCTTCAGATTTGATGAGACCTTCTGTATCAATTCCAAGTGATCCTGCAAGTCTCTTAATGTAGTCATCTATATTAAGATTCTGCATTGCTTCTGGACCAAGTGGTGCTAGACTCTGTAAGAATTGTCCAAGTTTATTTAGGTCTTCTCCTCTACCAAGAGCTTCAACTCCTGTAACAATAAGAGGTTTAAGAGCATCATTAGGAAGCTGTGGAATCTTCTTATTCTTTGCCATTCTGTGCATCAATATCTCTACCAATGGAAGCTGGAACTCCTGAGACAAAATGGCATAGACTCCTCCTAAAGCTATTTCAAGTTCCTGTCTTGCTACTCTGATTTCTTCAGCAGTAACACGCTCTGCATCCCTTCGGATAGAGCTATTCATCAGAAACACTCTGGATAACCTAGTCTGGAGCATCTGTATAGTCTGTTGAGCTACATTAAAGTCCTGAGATTTTCCAAGTTGTAAAGAGGAAACATCGTTATCATCTCCAGTTACTATTGCTC